TTTTATTTAATGCTGCCACGCCAATACGCAAACGAATGCGATCAAAATTATTAGCCGTGGTAATTCTGGTGACAGTCCCTGCTGCCTTTGTCACTCGTGCGCCAACAGATTGCTCCACTCTCACGTCTTCAAAGCTTGGCATGATTGACTGGTCTTGAGTGCCAGTGCGATAATCAATTACAAGGCCATCAATGGTTAATGTTTGTGGTTCTTGTTGCGCCCGCAATAAAGAAGACGCACGGGTTCGCGAAATCTGTGGGAAGGCATTGGAAACCGCCCCTTTACCAGTGGCGGCTTCCTCGCTAAAAGTGGTAATGTCTTCAATTTCAAAATTAAACTCTCCCAGCGAATTCTTAATGGGCACGTCGTCCAAAAAGATGCGAGTCAATGGATCGTCTGTTGGCAAAAAGCCTTGAATTTCTCCCTCTGACAATATGGAAATAGTTGTAGATTGCGCCCTGCTTTTTAGAGTGTCTTTGCTTTCTTTGGGACTGCCACCACCCGCGCCCGTAACTGCGACGGTCCAGCCTCCTTGTTGTTCTTCGTAATTTTCCATTACACGGGCACTTGATAAGTGGTCACAGAGGAGGAAATTAAAGCGGGAGAGGTGGCCAAATACCTGCCATAAAGCAATGGAATGGGAGTGCCTTGTACACTGGTTTCCGCTGCCTTGTCAAACAAAAAACTTTGCGACTGCCCACCATCGCCAGGGCTAGGAGCCAAAAGTTCTGCAATGCCAGAGAACAAAAGTGCGCCTCCCAATTTAAAGGCAAATGTACTACCAGCAGCCGCAAAAGCGCTAATCCCCCCAGCTCCCACAGTGCCAAAAGCGCCAGCAGGCAGTCCTAAAACGCCAGCCCAGGCACCAGCGCCAAAGCTTACAAAAGAAAGCGCGACCAAACCAATGCCAAGCAGAATTTTACCGACAGAACCTCCACCAGCAATTACTGGTGCAATAATCAATTGCCTACATGGCATCAATGCATTTTCGTAAGACATGCCATCGGGGTCTTCGTCTACTAAACGAAAAGCAATATTTTTTTCGTGCGCCTCACACAAATATTGCTTAAAGCCTTCTAGTTGATGAGACAGGGCGGAAATAACATCGCGGGGGCTGCTGGCGACAAATTCATATTGACGACCAAACTTGCGGCCCAGTTCTCCCAGCAGTTTCACTTTTACAAGCATGATCACAAAAGCTCCTTATGACGCAAGACTTTGCTTGTATGCTTTGCCCAATACCCACCATAAACGTTTTCTTCTGACAGACGATTCATTAAATGCTGATAAAAAATATTACGCTCGGGAATTGCCACCACTCCAGTGTGATTAGGAAATGGCGCTTGCAATTGCATTAGCAGCATGTCTCCTCTTTTTTCTGCTGTCTCCACTTCTACAAAACCTTGTCCTTTGACATTTTTTTCAAACATCCGCCATTCTGGGCTGGCCCATTCAAACTCCGCTCCCCGTTCATAATCATCTAGCACAATATTAAACTCACGCTTGTAAAAATCTCTCAGAAGGGAATAGCAATCATAAATGCCGTATGTCCATGGTCTCCCTAAATAAGGAGAATTGCCAGACGGATCAGCATGGTGCCATTCGCTGGTGCCCATGCAAAACATCACCCATGGCACGGCAGACTGCTTGCAAGCTTTAATATCTTCCACGCTAAATTTATTTATTTTATCAACGTGAGAATGAAACACTCCTTGAATGGGACCATGCTTTTCTGCTTTGGCATAGTCTTTTGAATCAATGGCAAAGAAACGGGATGGCTCTTGATGAATGTTTTTACAAGGCCAATATTTGTTTCCAGCAATTAATCCACACACCTCTTCGTTTGGCGATGACAGTGCATGCTGCTGCATTGTCGCCTTAAGCAATGGAAAAGAGAATGGAAGTTGAGCATTCATTATGACTGCCTTAAAGAAGCCCCAGGGAACCCGCCAAATGGAAGGGCTTGTCTCGGAAATCTTAACTTACAACTGTCTGTGCGTTTGCCGCAAACATCTAAAGCCCATAATGGATCGTTGGAGGGCAATGCAGCAAATGCGGCATTGTAATTAGAGACTGCCGTGTTATAAGCCGCTAGAGCTACCGCTGCTGCCGCTACTGCTGCAATGTATGCATTGGTTTGACTGACGCAAGCAACAGTATCAACGCCAAATAGCAATAGTTCGTAATATCGACTGCCTCCTGAATACACTCGTTGCGGACCAGCGCGATAAATATCGCTTAACGCAATTTGATTGCCGCCAATTGTGGCAACATTGCCCTTGACATAAGTTTGGTTATTAAAATCAAACAAACTACTTAAGAAGGAGTACGAGGAGCAGGCTATTTCTTTTCTTTCAAAGGCTTTATTTCTTGCCGCAATTGCCGCTTGCCATTCTCTATATTTATTTTCCATTGTTTGATAAGCATTAAGCAAAGTAACAGCTTCCGCCGATGCACCTGTTGTGGACAGAAGCTCATCACGATTGCTAAACAAAGGCGCCCCCGTATAGCCACACTCACTGCTTCTATATTTCCATAGACACAGGTTTTGCGTGATAATTCTGCGAGGAAGTTTAAGCCCTTCCAAGTCAAGAACGCTGGCAAGAGTCCAAGTAATGGTTAATGCTGTTTCCTCGCTTTTGCGCTCAATATAAAAAACATCTATTGGAAATTCTTGCAGCGCATCTGCCCCTGGTTCACCGTCTAAATATTTTGCAAGAGTACGATGGCGAGTAATTTTGGCTCCCACTAAGTCGTCATATTGATCAACAAGCTCTGACAAAGTTCCCAGAACATTTGCGACGGTTAAAGAAGGCTGGGCAATAGTGCCAGTGGTGCTTTTTTCATAGCCGCTGGAAATAATTGGAAGGGCTGTGTATTCATTGCCCTGCCAAACAATTGCACTACCATCTTCTTTTGTTTGATTTGTAAAATAATAAACGTCTGCTGCGTTGCCAGTAATAGGCGAAAGATCAAGATCAAACAATTCAACTAGCGCGTCGTGCCACCCCTGTTGAACATCAATTTCTAATGACATGGCTCAAGCACGCGGATCGTAAATGCGCTTCACATTAAAAGAAAATATATTGCTATCGGGGCCAATGGTTCTCCATTCCCAACTATTGTTTTCTAGGCGATATTTGTAGGGTTGATCATCCATAAAAAATTGAGAATAAAAGAAATCACCTTGCAAGGCGGTTAATTGGCGATCAAGCTCAATGGCTGTTTCATCACTGATTGGAGCAGTTTCAATGGAATAGGAGCGCATGTCCCTATTGATGCCATCTGGGCTCACTTGTTCATAGCCATCGCCAAACTGAATTCGCTTTATACGGTTGCCTCGGCGGGCTGTGAGGCCATAGGTGCAGGAAAGTGCAAATACGGGCTGGCTCACCTTCTACCTCCCGACAGAACGCCTCCTGGGCGCAGTTCTTCAACGATCACTTGACGAACAGCTCCTTCCAGCTTGCGACCAAATTGGGAAGCATTACCAGAGCCATTGCCTTGCATTTGACCGTTGTTCACATTGACCACAATGTTACTGGAAATGTTGTTGCCAGCAGAATCGCCCAGCTCCACTGGAATGCTCTTGCCATCGGGAAGAGGAACAATAGCTTCATTGTAACGACCTTCTCCAACGAGGCCAAGGGTGGGGCCAGTGACCATCCCTCCATCTGCAAATGCGCGGAAGCCGCCAAAAGCAATACCTCCCTTTGCAAATGTCCAGGGGATGCCAGGATCAGTATCGAAGCCGTCAGTGGGGAAACTAGGAAGGGCCGAGCCTGGACTGGTAAATGGAGTGCTAGACGCGCTGCCGCCGCCTAGTCCGCCAGAAAGCCCAAACAAGTTGCCAAGGCCAGTAATCAATTGGAAGAACAACCATTCAGCAATCATTTTGGCCACCATATCGGCAAAGCTTTCGGCAATGCTTTGGAAAACTCCAGCTAATATTTCACGCAAAGAACCAGATCCAGTAATTAACTGCTTAAATGCGTTGCCAATGGCATCAGAAACGCTTCGGGCAATGTTTTCTAGCTGACGCACCGGATCCTGTAAATCCCTTAAAGCTTTTTTGGACGCCTCTTTTAACTCCTCTAGTCTTACCTCGGGAGGTTTTTCATTGTTCTCTGGATCGGCGCTGCTTATGGCGCTGCTTATTTGGCCTGGAAGTTTTCCTTGTATTTGTTCAAGAATTTTTAATTGATCTCTTAATGCTTGCAGTGTTTTTTCTTCATTTGCTGTATTTTGACCGCTTAATTTTGCCTTTGCAATATTGGCGTCTAATATCGCAATTTCCGTGCCAAGTATATTAATTTTTTGCTCAAGATTTTTCTCCTCTGCCCTGAAATTTTTCTCTACTTCCACTCGCGCCGCAGCCAGTGCAGGCCTGACTCCACTCCGAACAAGTTCAATATACCTTTGCTGGAATTTTTGCTCTTCAAGATAGCCATCGAGCTTGTCCTGAATATTTTTCTTGATCTCTTGCGCTTCTTTTTGCAAAGCAAGTCGTGTTTTGGCCAGGCTTTGCTCAATTGCTATTTGCTGATTAACTCTAATTTCGTTAATTTTTGTGGTTTGCTCGGCGAGAGGAATAGCCTCCAGTAAGACGGCTTTTTCCTGATATTTAAAATTAATTAACTGTTTTTGTAGTTCAAGATTATTTAAAAGGAACGTATTTCCAGACAGCTCTGCCCCTATGATTTGTTTTTCAATGGCAAACAATTCCCTGGCTTTATCTAGTTCCAACTGGCGCTGAGCCAGTTGACTTTCTCTTGTTCCTGCGCTGGCGGTGCCGGCAGCGCCAGCAAGATCTTCTGGAGTGAGAGGCGGTAGCGTGGGTTGTTCAAGGCCAAGACGTTTTCTGCGTTGCTCCGCTACTGCACCCATGGATTGCGCTTCGCGTTCGACAGATTGGTTTGCTTGTATAACTTCCTCTAATTGACGGTCTAATTGCCCCGCCCCTATGCTGCCCTTGTCCGGCAGTTGAATGCCAATTGACGAAAACTCTGCGCGTAAATTTTTTAATTCATCAACAGAAATTAGTATCCCCAATCTTCCTCGCTTTTCTCCCAAACCGGTTATGCCTTTTTGTAGCGATTCAGCAGTTTCCCTATCTACTCTTGCCCTTGTGGCCCTCATTTGAATAGTCGCCACATCGCCGGCCGCTGCTGCCTCTTTAATTTCTTGCACTGCACGCTTGGCCTCATCAGCGGCCTTTCTTGCATTATCTGCAATTGTCAAGAAGACCCCTGCCAAGGTACCCAGAAGAGCAACCAAAGCGCCAATACCAGTGCTAATTAACAAGGCTTTCATTGTCGTGCCAAAACCAATAGCCTTAATATTGGCCGCGTTAATTTGCACTCCAAGGAATTGAAAAACTTTTGCCAATGCTTGAATACT